TAGCTAGGTCTTCATAGTGTTTTTTAGCAACAGAAACAGTATCAGTTCTCATACCTACCGCCTTTAGTTCCTGCTGAATATCAAATGATTGCCAGCGGTCAAAAGTAACCATGCCAATATTAAATCCCTCTCTGCGTAAATTCTGTATCCATTTCTTTACTTCAGAAAGATCTACTGGCCCTTCTATCTTTGGTTCCCACCATACTACTGCATCTACTACAACTATTGGTGCAACCTGTTCGTAATCTTTTATTACCTGAATATTCACCCAACGTTCAACATGTGCGATAGCAACAGCACACTTGTCATGTTTCTGTGCAAGGTCAGCATGTACATAATAAACTTTATCTGGATCTGGCTTAAAGTTAGGTTCAAATCTTCTGTGATTATCCAGTGGATTTCTTAAAGTCATACATTTTTCTAATTTATCTTTTTGTTTGAAGAAAGCATCAGACGAATATGTTGGGGTGCACAAGAAACGCATCATTGCATCACCCATATCGGTTAAGAATGCAATCTTAAAATCATCAATCTTTCTAGTAGGGTTTACTTCCCATGTAGGTCTTTTAAGTGCAAACATTCTAGGATATTTATAGTTTTTAATATGATCTTCTTCCCAGACTATTTCAAACTCATTATCTGGTCCTTCTGGCAATTCTTCATTAATTATAAATTTATATCTACGCTCTACTACATCTTTTTCCATAATTACTTCGTCATACCGTTTTGAAATGAAGTCACCGCTATATCTTGGGAATGAAAGAAGAACAACTTTGCCAAGATCTGGAAAACGAGAATCTACTGTTCCACGAAAGGCTTTATAAATATTATCAGCAGTTTTTCCTTGATCATTTCCTGTTCCTACTTCTGTAGCAAATCCAGAAATCTCATCAAGAACTGCCATAAATAAATTAAGGCCCTCATGAGATTCACGCTCTGAGTGACCTGAGTATACAGTAATAGATTTATTAAAATCAATAGAATTTACTTTTGCTTCATACTTTCCAGCAAACCACGGAGATTTTTCAATCTTTGTTTTAAATCCTTTAAAGAAAACATTCTTAGCTTGTTCTGCGTTAATAGCAACATTGATAATATCAATTGCATCTCCAGATGGTTTTCCAAAGTATCTTGCAGGGTCTATATACTACATATGCACATGCTACTGTAGAAACAAAGTCTTTGCCACTACCTTTTCCAAGCTGAAGAATAATTTCATTCTTGGTATATTTATTAAAATGTTTTTCGCCATTTTCTGTTCCATAAAGATCTTGTAAATCTTCTTTACGATAGATCTGACTCATAGCCTCAACTATGTCATATTGAATATCAGACAGAGTAGGCTGACCAAGATAGTTTGGAGATTCAACAAATGTCTTTACATCTACTGGTTCTTCTTCAAAGGGATTATCTTTTAATACCTCAAGAAAATCATTGAACATTGTGGACAACGGTTATTACCTCGCCCTCTTTTGCTATAGCAGAAAGTCTCTGCATAATTAAGTCACGAACTTCTGGATGCTCTGATGCAATATCTCTAAGAATACCAACAAGTATTTCTTGTCTACGCTCAATTTCAACCATCTCTTCTGCCAGTTCTTTGTTTTCTAATAGTCCAGCCTTTTGAAGCATGTCGATACGCCTTGCTTCAATATCCATAACAAGTTTAATTGCTGCAGTTTTTGCATTAAGATTTGCAGTTGTAGTGGCATCATCAATAACTTCATATGCCTGTTGAATTAGTTTTGTATAGTGTGCGTCTGCTCCAACAAGTGCATCTTTAGCACGAGCACGAATAGCATCATTGGCAGATGCCATTGCTTTCCATTCATTAAGATGAGCAACTACACGAGTGCGTGGCAAATCTAATGTCTTAGAAATCTTAGTAGGATCATTTCCTTTAAGATATTCTTCAACAACCTTGTTTACTTCATCAAGGTGTTTTACGATTTCTATTTCTGCGTTTGTCATATTTGCCTTCTAGTCTATTGATTTCATCTTGAATATAAAAGATAGCCTTCTTCAAATCTTCAATATGCTTTGATTCATCTTTAATACCAGCCCTCCAGAGATACTTTATTGCGTTACCAATATTAAAGTTTCTGTGTCTAGTAATTTCAATTGCTTCTACCCCGCTTGGATCAGTGGTGTAGTGGTAAGGATGATTAACCTGATCAACCTTAATAATAAATTTTTCTTTGTCATTCATCGCTTTGATTTCCTCAATCCAAATTTAGCAAGATATACATAGACAGTTTCTACGCTTACCCCGCACTCCTTAGCTATGTCCTCTGGCGACTTCTTATCAAGAGTATATCTCTTGCGAAGCCAAGTTTCACTTGTATATAGTTTAGCACCCATAACTACTCCTTGTCAAATTTCACAGCCTTTTCCCAGTTATTAATAGCCCAATGACCTATTCCTGCTGCATCTGCAACATCATAGTCATCTATCTTTTTATCATATGATATTTCTAACAATTTAATTGTTCTTTTCTTTCTAAAATCACGCTCATATGATTTATACCAAGATAATGATTTACCAGGGTTAACAGATCTTATCTGCAATTGCTCTTCCTTAGATAGTTTCTTATTACCTAGATAGTTCTGCCAGGTTATTGGTGATACTCTTCCTATTTGTTTTATACCAGCCAAACCAGCACCGCCCAATATACCGCCCTGTACCAGTGCTAGATCTGCTGCAGTTTTAGGGGAATTCATAAAAACAGTATGCTCAATAACAATAGCATTAACCATATTATAATGATTAAATAATGATTTAGTTTTTGCAGTAGCATCCTGCACTTTCTGATAAATATTTTTTCCTTCAAAATTTATTTTTCCATAACCAGTTAATTGCTTGTAGGTATAAAATGCAAAAGCAAGGCTATTTGTACTAGCATCTATTGCACATATATGGCTAGGCTGGTTAATATTGCTCATAATCAAAGTATCCTTTAATTTGTTTTAACATTTTATCTACCGCTTTTTTACTAACATTACAGTTTGCACAAAATCCATCATCGTTATATATAGAAAGTTGGACTCCACATCCTCCAAGACAGAGTCTAACTTTTCCTTTTCTTTTTTGTCTACGTGTTAAATAATATCTTTCCGCTATCTTTTCTTTTGTAGCAATGTTTCTGCATTCTTCACTACAGTAAATTTGATAAGTTACTTTAGCTTGAAATTTTTTATCGCACTTTTCACACTGCTTCACTTAATTTCTCCAAGGGCTCTATTTTAACCGTTCCTGGTTCAGCTAGGGCACAGGCAGTCTTTAATGGACATCCTTTGCATATTTTAGAGTTAGATCTATAGTTTTTCTGTGGAATCTGTTTGTCTTTCCAAGACTTTCTAACACGCCTCATCCAGTCAAAAGCAGTTTCTATCCAGTTAATGTAGTGATCATTTACTTCTATTGGGAATGCTAAAAGATCATGATTGTTTTTATTTTCATATATCAAAACACCCTTAGACTTCTTTAGTATTTTCATATAAATTAATATCTGCATAACGTTACTTAATTTTGGTTTTCCATGAAGTTTGTGATACTCAAAAGCATCACTACCCATAGTTTTAATTTCACCAACTATTTCTTCATTCTCCCAATTAAGCATGGCATCGCCATATCCAAAAATTGGTGGGTCATCATATGTAACCTTAAATTCAGTGGTTGGTTTATTGTCATCATCAAAATATTCAACTGCTAACTCAGCATCTAGCATTGCCTGCTGAATTCTATCGTGAGACTTAGTTCCAGATGTCATGTTTGCAACGCTGTATGGAGTATCATTGCTTTCAAAAACATTTCCCTCAAACGCTAGATACCAATATCTTGCACACTCTCCATGATTCCAGACTAATGTTGATGGAGCAAAAGACTTCTTTGTTTGATGTTTATTTTCACGCTTTGCAATATATCCAGAGTTGATCTTATTAATCAAGGCTTCTGTATCAAGTATCTCTACTTTATCTTCGGCTTTCATCATAATCTGCTTTATTAGGTTTTTACTCATTTATAATCCTTTTTATATATTATATCAGTTACCGAATTATGTACTTAAGCGCTGAGACAAGATCATTGATTGATTCTGCTGCAGTATAGTAAATATTTTTCTTACCCCTGTCTGACTTATCCACATTTGTCATCCATGTTGCTCTAAAAGCCATTTTTGCTGCTATAGCTTGAAGTCTTACTATCTCTACTGTGGCAACATTCAGGGGTATATCTGGCTTAATAATAATCTTAGCAATAAATGTTAGGGCAGCCGTAAGCTCCTCATCTTGCATATAGTCAGCTATTTCAGACAGTCCGTTAACCATCTCAATAGTTGTTTTATTTTGTTCCTTCTGTTCCATTATCAACCTCCCAAGTTAATTGATCCAATAATTCAAATTCTATAATAGCCAGCCTAGTCTTTTTATTTCCTTCTCCAAGTATTACTACGATTGCTGGCGATTTATCAGTACCCGCTTTAATTGCATCAGTTACTGCCTTTGCCCAAACATCTTGATTGATTGTAAAAGATTTAGAGGATTCCTTAAAGTCAATAACAAAATCTCTCCATGTAGCATCACCCTTCTTAGTATTTCTACCAGAATTTTTATGCTGTTTGGCACCTATTCTTTTACTCTCGTTCTTTTCGCTCATAATCCTTTTTCTTTTTATATCCAACCTGGAAAACTTGAACTTCTGTTAAATGTTTATCAGAACACAACCAAGTGCCCATTCCTGTATCTTTATAAACTCGCATACTTAAAACATTTTTTTTACAAGTCTTACAGGTAAAAATACCTTTCCATGTACTAAAATTATTAGACATTAGAT